TCATCCTTCACCCTTCCAACGGCACAGAGCGACGCCAGTTGCGTTGTGCGACTTCACTTCCCGGATCGTCTGGTCGGTATCGCGGGCCGACCACGTGATCGGCTGAGCGATCGCGCAGAACGTCTCAGCCCCACGCACCGGCTCAGTCCCGACGGAACCCGTCAGATGCCCGCAGGCGCTCAGGGTCAGCATCACGAACAGCAGCATCGACGCGCGCAGCGTCGGCTTGGCGAACGGCGCGGTCTGCATCGGTTCTATCCTTGGTGACTTGAGCTTGCCGGCCATCCTTGCGGCCTTCGCGAAACAGTAGGACGGCGGCCAGAAAGGCGAAGGCTCCAGCCGCGGCGCGGATGCCCAGCAGACGCCACACGACCGCAACGACCGTGACGCCCCCGGCGAACAGGACGACGAACGGGACATGCTCGATCAGCCAGTTCATGCCGCCGCTCCGGTTTCCATCATCGTCGCCAGTCGTTCGGCGCGGTTCTTCACCTGTCCGACCCACACGCGATTGTTGCGCATGGCCTTCGCAGCGCTCGCGTAGTCGCCCATGCGGATCAGTGCGACCGTGTTGGGCCATTTGTCGGCCAGGCCGTCGGCGCCCAGGTTGAAGGCAAGGTTCATTACGACACGCCGCCGCACAGCGTCCAAGGTGCGCCACCACGCCAACCGACGATCCAGTCCAGCCTTTACCTTGGCGATGTCATTCAGCTTCAGATAATCGGCTTCATCGTTGGTGATCCCGCCGCCCTTGCGCTTGTCGATCAGGCGGCCGATACCGATGGTCCAGAACCCCAGGCTATCCTGATAGGCGTGCAGAACGCGGCCCTCGTCGCGCTCAAGCTCCTTGATCAGCAGCAGGTCGTTCGGGTCGATGGGATTTCCCGCCGACGCAGGAGCGGGGAGGGCGGCGTTGATCCGGTCCACCTCTTCCTGCGTCAGCCCCTTGCCCTTGATGTCGCGGATGATGTCGAACAGGGCCTTGCTCATGCCGCGTCCGCCTTCGTGCCCGCGCGGATCGCCGCGACCTGGGCCAGCATCTTCGTCATCTGTTCGGCCGACGGCGTGACGACCGTGAGCGTCGCTGCGAACACGATCATCCAGGCCAGCGTCGAGACGACGAAGTCGGGCTTGTCGAAGTAGATCGACAGCCCGAGGATCACGACGAGTACACTCGTCAAGGCGGCCAGATAGTGCAGCCGGTTTGCCCACCGCGAGTGTTCAATCGCGGCAGCGGCTGCGGTGATTATGCCTAGTTGATTGGAGGGCGAGGTGGCCATGCCGCATCATCGAGCGAGCGCATTCAGTCAAGAATGCACCGGGCGAAGGGCTCTCAGGGCGTAAGTCCTGACGTGTCAGGCGGCGGGAGTAGGCGACATCACGTTGGCTGACCTACAGATAGGCTTCGGTGAACTTCCCGATGACCTGATCCACTAGGCTCTGCTTTACGTGGATGCCGTCATCTTCCCACGCCACATCCTTCTGACTGCCCGTTACAAGCTCGTAGCTAGGGTAGTAGTCGATCCAATCGTGGCGGGATGCCAGGAGCACGGCTGACGATAGCAGCGTGCACTTTGAATAAAGGTTGGCGCAGATGACATCCCGACCTGTGAACGTTGCATGCAGAGGTACCGGAGAGGTCGTGATGATCAACTTTGCCCGGCCGCCCGTCACCTCGTGGACACGTCTGGCGATGGATTCCAGAGCTTCGGATACCTGCGCAGCGCTGGCGTTCAGGAAGTTGTAGCGGTCGCCGTGACGCAAGGTTTTGCGTGATGCCCCAGGTGAACGGTTGACGAAAATGCCGTCTTCCGTGTCGAACCAGCTCTCCGTGTAGCCCAAGGTGATGACGACCGTGCTTGCGTCCGCCATGCTTTCATAAAGGTCGACCAAGCCTGCGCGGGTTTCTTTCGTGACGGCTTCGGTCTGAGGCTTGAGCCCAGACATCATCATGTCCACAAACTCGTCATCCCCGGTTTGAAGAATGCCGCCCGTCGGGTTCGATGGCAGCCTGACGAGATCGTTCATGGAGTGCGGCGTGTAGGCGTTCAGCGCTCCGTTGCGCGCCCCATGGCCGGTAAGCTCATACATCTCACCCGGAAGCTTGAAGTGGCTGGTGATGCAGTCCACCCCCTGCCTGACAAGCGCTGCCTCGATATTCCTGGCGAAACACGATCCGATGGTGAAGACTTTGCCATCGTCCAGTCTGAACTTGGGGTGGATCTGAATATCCGGCATGGGATGGCGGGATCGCTCGACGCCGGACTTGCCGTTACCGCTTGTTACTGCGTTGATCCGACTTTTGTTGCTGTGCGTGACAAGCGATGCATCTTGGTATTTGAGTGTCGAACCGATCATTCCGACAGGCTAGCCGAGGTTGGCCTAGCTGGGAAGTGGCCGAGATTTTTGTTGTCGCACGTTTCCGTAGCGGCGTTATATTGCGCCGACTGCGTCGGAGAGAAGGTTTCTTATGAAGGCAATTGCGTGTGATTACGACGGTGTCGTGCCAATGGATACTGAGGGCATGACCCAAGAGGCGGTTCTGCGCTTAGCCGACCGTGGCTTGGTGTGGACCACCGCTTTCGAGGTCAGCAACGGGGTGCGAGTCCGCGGCGATGTGATTGCCGGCTCGAAGGAGCTGGCACAGGAGATCATCACTCTGCGAGGTATGAGTGAGGTTATCGTCGGCCCCTGGACCTCGACAAATCAAAACTGATCGCCACTTGGACGCCAGAACAGGGCGGCCTTCGGGCGGCCGGCGGGCGTTCCAGATGACACTGCTGACATAGCCGCGGCAGACTTTCCCTTTGGTCACAAGTCCTGACCAAATCTAAAGGAATGCATATGTTCGAAGCGTATAACGACATCCTTCAGGAGGGCAGCCTTGCCGGCCTTCGCCGTCTGCCATTGGATGACTTCGGTCTGATGTTGTTGGACCCACCCGAGGGTCTCCCCAAGATGCCGCCTGAATTGGTTCAGCGAAACTGGAACGGATCCCACGGGCTGGAACTGTTGCGCCAGTCCGTCATGAACGTCCGCATGTTCGAAGGAGCCTACGTTCGGACCCGCAACCAAAGCCTTGATGGGAAGCGCATACTGGACATCGGGTGCGGCTGGGGCCGTTTGGTCCGCCTGTTCCTTAAATACAGCGACGAGGTTTGTGCGGTCGATCCGTGGAGCCGGTCGATTGATGAGTTTAAGGCGTGCGGCCTGACCTCGCCGGTCGCTCAATCGGATTACCTTCCCGAGAGCTTCCCCTTTGACAACATCGATCTGGCTTACGCCTTCTCGGTGTTCACCCACACGTCGCCCCGCGCTAGCGAGGCGCTGTTGAAAGCGACCCGCAAGTCTATCGCCCCCAATGGCGTGTTCGTCTTCACTATCCGGCCGGTCGAGTTCTGGTCTTATGCCGCCAGGTATAAGGCTGACCCGCAGGCGCTGATCGCCAGCCACAACGACGAGGGCTACGCCTACGCGCCCCAGCCTGGAAACGCCGGAAGCGCCGACTATGGCGACGGCTCTATCTCTCTGCCCCACATCGAGAAGATGCTGAAAGAAACCGGCTGGAAGCTGGAGGGAATAGATCGGTCAATGATCGACCCCTACCAGCTCTTCATCATAGCGGTGCCGGCCTAAGTTTAGTCAGCAGGTGGTTGGGCGGCCTCGAGCAGCTTAAATGCGGGGCCGATCACCACCTGACTGTAGGCACGGCCAACGCGGTCTTTAATGGTGGCTAGGTCTTCGATCGAGAAGTCCGACGCCGCCTCTGTAGTCTTAGCAGCAAGGTTGTAGAGACTGAACTTCTCAGCCCCTGTCAGGTTCTCGTCGCCTCTAAGCTGGCCGATCAGGGCGTTTTGGATGATGTTTCGCAGCGTGACGGGCGCTTCGCCATCTTTCAGTACGTTGCCAAAAAGGTCAGTCAAGGTGGCGTTAAGGTCGATTTTCATGGTCTGTCCTAGGTGACTGTAAGGCCGTAGAGATTGAGTGCTGCGCGAATGTTGTTCGCGAGAGTTTGAGTCGAGGCGGCGTCGGTCGCGGCCGCCCCAATACTTTGGCGTGCTGCCGTGGGCGCCGCGAAGAATGAGATACCAGTATTGTTTGCCGCGAACTTCACTGTTCCATCCCCTGCAATGATGCGGTTTGACCCAGTTCCTTTGGCGCGGGAATCGATGCCAACGTTCGCGTCAGCCCCAGCCGCCGTGAAGTTAGGGTTCCCCCCCGCTCCTACAGCGGTGGTGCTGATATAGTTTGTGGCGACCGCCGTAGCGGGCCCCGATACTCGGAAAGCCTCGCTCGCGCCCCCCTGCGTCCTGAACGACAGAAGGCCTGTGCCGTTTGTCTGGATGAAGCCGTTGACGTTCGGATCGGCCCCGATGAAGTTAAGCAGCGGCGCGTTGCCCGCCGTGCTGTTGCGGGTCTCTAAATAGTTGACGCCGTTCGTCGTATGACGGGCACGAAACGAAACAGCCTCTCCAGCCCCAATCATGGACGCCGTGCTGTCTGAGAAGATCAAGCCGGTTGATGCTGCCGTCCCGCCAGTCACGTCTGATCGAATGGTCGCGCCCCGCTGGGACGAACTCACTTCCCAGACAAGCTCGTGGCCCACTGCCATACTGATAGCCTTAGCGGTTCCAGTAAGGCCGTCGACGCCACGGAACAGGCCGCCGTTTGGGAAAACGAGGCCCACCTTCCACTTTTGATAGGTCGCGCCGACAGATCCGCCCGACACGATAAGGCCGGCCCCTCCGGGCATTGTAGGAGGCGCGACAGGGGTGTTGCCATTCCCCGTCGTATAAAGGTGGGCAGCTTCGACGGCGACCTGGATGCCGTGATAGCCTGGACCGATCCCATAGGCGTTCGGCGATGGCATTACTGCGGTGAAGTTTCCGCCCTGAACCTCAAGCCCGACAGTGGCGCCCGCGTCGGACTTGTGAAACGCCTCCGCATAGAGAGCCCGACCCGTCGACCCCACGCCCTCGTTTAGGCTGACGGCCCCCAAGCCCATATTAATTAGGGCTCCAACGCCGGGCGGAGTCCAAGATCCGAACAGCGCCGCAATGCGGTTCGTGGACAGCCCCATGACCTGCGCGTTCTTGGCGAAGTAGTTCGCCCCTCGCGCTGTCAACCAGTCGTTGCCTAGGCCGGGACCAGTGCCGTTCCTTCCGCCCGTATATTGAACTGCATCCCCGAACAGAACCCGATCAGATGCCCGCCAGATGACAGCGCCGGGGCCGACATCCGTCCAAAAGCCGCCGCGCGAAACCTCCAGCGCCGCGATAAGATGTTCCTTGTCCTCTGGGGCCAGATTATCGCCATTCAGATTTATCTTATTCAAAGCTTCGAAATCGTCGGGCTTTATACGCGCAATCAGATTGCCGGCCGCGTCGAATGACAGGAAACGATCAGCACGAACGCCTGCGCTCGGCAGCGTCAATCCTTCTTCGCCAACAGGCATAAGAATGGATCTCGCTGTCGCTCTACGAAGATCTTGCTGCCGAGCCGTCAACTTGTTCAGATCGGCGTTGAGCGGCGGCATTCCCAAAGGTGCGGCGCGTGAAAACTGCGACTTCCGTTCACCCTTCACAAACCTGTCTATGGTGACCGTGCAGTTTGAAACAGCGGTGTTTAGAGTGACCTGCCCGCTGCCGTAACCTCCCTCAACAGGCTCCCCATTCTGGACGGAGTACCCTATTACGGTGAAAGCTGACGGCAGCAGTGGATCGCCATCAACGGACACAAGGATGTCGTCGGCTTCCCAAAACGGGAAGTCGAAGGGAAAGACCCCTTGCGGAGTTGCACCGACGACCGTTTCAGGTGCGACATCAAAGGGTGGAACGACGACATTCTGGGCCATGATCGCAGCGTGGCGATGACTGGCGGCGGGCAGAATGCACCGTCAGAAACGGTACTCCATAGCCTCAGGCCCCTCGACCTCCAGCCGCTCGCCCCACGACTGCGTGCGGCCCTGTGCATCGGCCGCCAGGTCATCCAGATAGGCCGTCGATCCCTCGGCCTTGAGGCGCTGCTCGACCTGCGGCCAGGTCGTCATTACCGCCTCATAGTCATAGGCCCGGTCCTGACCGACGCCGAGGCGACGCTCCAACTCGGCGGCAACCTCCGGCGCCAGGTCGCGTAGGTCTGCCCAGTATCCTTCGCGGTCCATCAGCTTGCGGTTCTCGAATCCGGGCTGGCGCGTCGCGATCATGGCGTTACGCAACTCGGCCACTGTCACGCGCTCGATGGCGTCCCCCACCATGCGGCGGGTCTGTCGGCTCATCGGGGGCAGGGGGATGCCCTGATCCTTAGGTTGAGCGCCGTTCAACTCGCCGATGATCCGCGAGCCCTCCTGCGCGAAGACGCGGGCGCGCTCCAGCGGGTGCAGGCGACGGGTCGGGGTGGCGCCCATCTGGGACGTGACGAACAGCTTTCCGGGTTCGTCCAGGTCCGCGAAGATCGCCTGCGCCGCGTCAGGGCGGCCGCGTTCCTCGTATTCCTTCATGCCGTTCAACGCCCGGCGAAGTTCGGACGACTTTGCGCCAGCCCGGTCATAGAAATCGCGTTTGTCCTGCGAACCGCGATAGGACGGGTTCACGAACCGACGGACCACAGGCAGGTCGGTCCACGACCCTTCAGGCCTGTCTGGATCGGATGCGTCCATGCCGCGCAGGACATAGGAGCCGAACGGCCCGGCAAAACCTTGAATGGCATAGTCGATCTTGGCGGGGCTGACGTTCAGCTTGCCGCCCAGCCACCGGCTGAAGCCGCTGTTCCAATGTTGGTACTGCAGTTCAGGCGGCAGGTTTTGGAGATGGTCAGGGACGATCGGCCGGCCGGTCATGCTGTTCGTGTTTGAGGCCAGCCCGCCAGCCACAGCTGCAACCGGAATGTCGGTCGGGGGCGCGAAGATCATGCCCAGCCCGCGCCACATCTTCTCCCAAGCCTGACTGTCGCGGCCAGCCGTCGCCTCGATGCCGCGCTCGACGATGTTCGACAGGAAGGCCAGCTCAAACGGTTTGGGCACCTTCACCAGATTTCCGCCCCACGGAATCGTCCAGTGGGTCGCGCGGGTCTTCTCGTTCGACTGCTGCCAGTCGGGGTCGTCGTGGAACATGGCGGTGATCGCCGCCCCGAACGTGGCCACGGCCGCGACCTTGGCCCAGGCGCGTCCGGCCAGTTGCAGCGCGGCCCGATCCTCGGCGCGCATTTGGCCTGGCGCAACCTCCATGCTGAACAGCGGCCGCAGCGCGTCCCTCAGGGGCACGCGCGTCATGGCGCCGTCAGCCCCCAACACCCGCAGCGCCTTGTCGAGGCCCTGCGCATAGGCGTTCAGGAACGTCACCAGCCGCCGCGTCATGTGCATCTTCGATCCGGCCCGGCCGAAATCGATCACGTCCCGCGCGGTGAACGACGCCTCGATCAGGGCGTCATACTCGCTGAAGCCTTCCTTCTTCGCGCGGTCGAATGCGCGCTTGAAAACCTGCAGTCGCGTGCCAGTCTCGCTGATCTCTGAAGTGGCCAACAGTCCGCTCAGGCTGCTGAAGTACTTCGCCTTGATCCCCTTCTGGGCAAGCGCCAGCGTGTCCGCCTTGTGCAGCGCGTCGCCCAGCATGGCCGTCGCGGCGCCGCCGCTGATGCCCCCCGATATGCCGTACAGCCGCGTAGCGTCCGTCTGCAGCAACTCATCGGCGACGCCTCGGATCGCCTCGCCAGGAACGAAGCCCACGTCGGTCACGATCCACGACGATACTTGGTCGCGGATGAAGTTCGACAGCAGGAAGGCCGGATCGCGTGTAATGGTCTGCGCCAGCACGGCTGTCGGCGCCGCCATTGCGTTCAGGAAGGTGTCCTGCATGCCTTTCGACATGCCCGCCATAGCTTCGAACACGTCGCGGCCCCATGTCTCGTCCACGACCTCCCATGCCTGCCGCTCGCCGTTCCGCCACGAATAGAGAATGGGTCGGCCAGCGTCGTTGATCTCGCCGGGACGCCAGACCTCAATGCCGCTGTCGTCGAACATCTGCTCGACCACATCCGGCCGGGCTTTGGACTGTGCGGCTATCTCTTCGCGCGACACCTTCAACGGTTTGCGCGGCGTGTCCACCTTGCGCAGCCACCCGTTCTCGCCGTCCGTGATCCCGGCCGCGCGCTGCGCCGCTTCCAGCCGCTCGCCAAGGCGGATGAAGGCGTTGTTCAGATCGTTCTGACGCAGGCGCTGGTTCAGGCGATAGGTTCGCTCGATCAGGACAGATATCGGATCCACGATGTCCCGGTCGCTGCCCTTGAACGCCTTGACCTCCGACGAGGCGTTCTTGCCGCCGCCCTTGCCGCCTGTGGCGGGGCCGCCATCCAGCACGCGGCGCAGCGGCACATAGAAGTCCCGGTTGGCCAGCGAGGCGTTATAGGTCGCCTGATCGATCAGCCCGCCGTCGAACGCCTTCTTCAACAGGCCCTGGCTGTACAGGTTCACCGCGTCCGAAAGCTCCCGGTACTCGGGGTGCATCTTCTCCATGTGCGCGATGAAGGCCTCGGCCTGATCCTTCGACCGGGCGACCGGGGCGTTCTCCAGCTCGCCGCGCGCATGCCGATCCCATTCCAGCGAAGACCGGCGCGCTACCATGTACTCGTTGAACCGCTGAAGCGCGTCCTCGGCCTTTTCCCCGGCTCGCTTCGCCCGCACCGATACGGCGCTGATCACATCGGCGAGGGCAGGGGTCTTCGGCTCCAGACCGCCGTAGTCGTGCACGCCATGCAACAGGTCCTGATGGCCGATGGCGGCCCAATCGAACCGGCCGCGCGCCAGCTTTCGCGGATCCTGGCTGGGCAGAAGATCGACCGGCGCCCCCGTCAGTTCCTCGGTCTGACTGCGCAGGCTGTCGACCGCGCGGATTAGGGGGTGATGGTCGCTGATCAGCGCCGTATAGGCCCGGCCCAGCCATTCCCCCACGACCTGCGGCGTCTCGCCGGCCTTGGCTTTGCCGACCAGATCGCGAAAGGGCGACTTGCGCTCGACGCGCTGGACGATGCCAAACTCGGGCAGGGCGACCGGCGTCTCGGCCGCGGTCAGAGCCGCACTCGAAACCGAAGGTTGGGCGCCTCCCTCAACCCCAGTCGCAGCGGGGCTTTGCGGGGCTGAAGGCGCGATTTCGGCTGGTTTGGGCGCCACTCCCGGCGATGCTTGCTGGGCCGGGGCCCCCACCGGCTCCACCTTCGCCGTGAAAGCGTCACGCACGAAACGGCTCATCGGGCGCGCGGCGTCTATGGCCGTGCTGATCCCGGCGCCCAGAGCGGCGGCGCCTGCGGTCTGCGTGGCGCTGAAGCCGTCCTGAACTCCGGCCCCCATGTCGCTGGTCTGCAGGCCGATGTCTGATGCGGCGGCCACAATGGCTTGTTCCGCTGCCCCTGTGGCCAGACGGCGGCCGATCGACAGGCCCCGGCCAGCCCCGCCGCCGATCCAGTTTTCAGGCGACACGCCGCCGCCGATGATCTGGCCCGACAGGAACGCCGCGAAGTCGGCCGGATTGCTGATCGGGTCAGCCTCGGCCTTGGCCTCATACAACTGGCGCCGCTCTCGTTCACGCTGCGCCCTAACCGTCCCCTCCAGCCCCCGGCCAGACAGCACCTGCCTGACGCCGGGAACGGATGCGTCAGTGGCAAACCACTCACGGTCCCGGCCCGCCGTCCGGTCCAGCACCCACGCCGCTGGCGATCCCTCGCGCACCTTCGTCAGGTCGCGCAGGTTCAGCAGCCCATCGCCGCCCGGATCGGCGGAACGCAGGATGTTGCCCACGCCCGAGCGCTGGAATCCCTCTTCAAGGTTATCGAGGAACCGCTGCCCTAGCGTGCGCTCTCCACCCTTGATTTCCCCGCGCCGGATCAGTTCCTCATACGCGGCTTTCTGTTCCGGCCGCATGTCTCCGCGCCGATACAACTCGGCCATAGCCTGTTCGCGTGTGATGCTCATTGCAGGCCTGCGATGCGACGAAGTTCATCAGAGGAGGCGGTTTGGACGTTGCGTGTCGTGCTGGTTCCGGTCGCGGCGCGGTTGGCCTGCTCCGCCCGCCCTGCCGTGTTCGCCTGCTCGACTTCGGCCGGAGAGGGGCGGAAACCTTGCGCAGCCTGACGGCTGGCGCGGGCCTGCACCTGCGCTGCGAACTGCGTGTCGCCGCGCACCTCCAGAATGTCCTGCATGACCCTCTGGCCGTGCCTGCCGAACTGACGCCCCACGCGCTGCAGGTAGGACTGGAAGCCGGCCACATCACCGGCTCGTTCGAAGGCCGTCAGGTCCCCCGCATAGATCGCCAGAGATTCGACCGGCAGGGTTCGGCGGCTGCCCGATTTAATGCGCTGACGATCCTGGGCGTCGAGGTTGGCCTGCACATAGGATTCCGCCGCGGGGACGCTGTTCGGCTGCGCCATCCAGCGGTCGCGCGCGCCCTTCACGGCGAAGTCAGTCTGGACCGTGACGGCTGGGTCGGACTGCTGAACCTGCCTGCGCCCCTGATAGGCGTCCCATGCCGTCTGCGCCTGACCGGCGCCCAAGGCGGCCAGCACCTTGCGGGGATAGGCGGCGGAACGCGGATTGCCGTCAGCAACCCGATCAAGCCATTGTTCACGTGTAATCTGGCCGGAACGCGGATCGCCGCGACCATTCACTCGTACCGGCCTCCCGTTAATGTTGAGAGTGGTGACGGTGCCGACGGGCTTAAGCCACGCATCAACATAGCCCTCTCCCGCATGATAGGCAGTCACCCCCAGGAAGGTGTCGCCGCCGTAGCGGTCCAGCAACTCGGTCAGATAGGCCGTGCCGATCTGCTCATTGTAGGCGCGGTCGGTGCGCAGTCGGTTCGCGTCGAACGGAATGCCCAACTTCTGCGCCATGCGCCGCGCGGTGTCCGGCAGAACCTGCATGATCCCATAGGCGCCGCCTCCAGCCGGGCCATCCCCGTCGGGGTCCGCGCTGATAAGCCCGTTACGACCGCCCGTCTCGACCTGGATGATGGCGTTTTTGAGCGTTTGCAGATCGCCCGCGTCCTGCATGACGGGGAGGTTGTTCAGCGTCTGCCGTCGTGACAGCGCCGTGGAAATCTGAGCGGCGGCCGCATCGGGATCATCAAGCGGCAAGTTGCCGACAAGATTATGAAACTCAACGGCTTGTGCGCGCGCCTTGTACCAACGCATCACAGCCGCGTCGCCGCCGACCGAACGCACCCGATCCTCGGTCAGGCCCGAACCCTGACCTGTCGCCTCCATCCGGGCAACGTCTTCATCTATCAGCCGGCCGACTTCGCGCTCTGCATGAGCTTGCGCGGCTTCCTGCTGGTTTCGGCGTTGATTTTCGAGTCCGATTTCCTGTTGAACGGCATCCCGCGCAACGTTGAACGCGAGTTGACGTTCTGCTCGGTTGAGCCCAAGGCCCCCCGTGAGACCGGCGGCCTGATCTTCGTGCAGCGCATGAGCATAGGCTGTAGCAGCGTCATCAGTGGCAAAAACGCCAAGATGCTTCCCCGTCTGCTCATAGATCGCTACGGCTTCATCATCGCTGACGATCCGACCGTCCTCAGTGACGGTCGGTATCAGGATGTGCTGACCGTCCTGCTCGATGCTAATCGTGCGCACGGTGCTGATCGTGCCATCGTCATTCAGTACCTGTGGCCGAGACGTCAGGTCGAGGTTTCCCTCCACCACCATGCCGTCGCGGCTGCCGCTCGGCGTGGCATAGGCTGCCGATCCAGCGACTAACTCCTGCAGTTCTCCAAGTGCTGCATCAGCGCCAAACGTGCGATAGGTGTTCAGGATCGCGCTTTGGACTGCGCCAGCCTTTACCCGCGCAATGTCGGAAGCACGCGCGGCGTCCGCCTCTTCCTGAGAAACTCCAAAGGCCGGGTTGGCCGCGAGTTCATCATGCACACCGGCAAGCTGTTCAAGGGCCGAAACGATAGCGGGATCGCTGAAGACTTCTGCGAGGGATCGCCCACCGGCTCCGTCCAGCATGTCGCTGACCAGACGCTCCCGCCGCGCGTTCAGCGCGCCCTTGGACTCATCTAGGTCGACGTTCGCGCGCGCCGTGCGGATGGTCGAAAGGATCGACTGCGAGCGCCGGTCGAAATCAGCAGCCCAATCCACCGCCAGGGCAGCCGGGACCGCCGTATCCAGTGAGGCCGAACGATAGTCCGACGCCGCCTTCTGGAAAGCTTCAGGATCGAAGGCGTGAGCCAGACGCATCTGATCCAGATCGTTGTCCCGTGCATTGCCCAGCCGCGCGAGCGTGCCTTCATGCATCGCCCGGTTGTAGGCGATGTCGGCCCCAGTGATGGCCGTGCGCTGGCGGAACTGACCTGCCTGAACGTCCTGCTCGGCGATGGTCTTCGCCGCCTGTTGGGTCGCTGGCTCCAGTTGATCGACCAGCCGCTGAAAGCCCTGCTGCACCCGGAACAGCGCCTCTGCCGAAGCCTCAGCCGCATCTCCCATGCCGTTCATGTTGGCTGGGGTCGTGGCGACCTCGCCGCGCGATCCGGGGAGGCCGGTTCCTGCTCCCGCCATGATCAGGCCCCCGGCTTAGGCATGGTCAGGAAACTGCCCGCCTGCATGAACGACCCGGCGCTGTTCACGACCGCCATCGGCAGGGCCCACCGCGCCTGAGACCTGAAACCGCGCGCCTGCATCTGCGCGTTGGACGCTCTGTTCAGTTCGCCCATGATGGCCACCGCCTCATCACGGTAGGAGTCCTGCACCGTGCGGCGCTCGATGGCCTGTCCCGTCTGGCTATCCAGACTGGCGCCGCGTGCGGTTCTGATGGATTCGATGTTGCCCAGCGCAGTCGCCAGATCCTCGCGGGATCGCTCGCCGATCTGCTTGCCCCTGATCATCGCCATCTGCGCTTCGATCTGGGCGCCCAGAGCATTGGCTTTGGCGGCTTTCTTCTGCTGGAACCCGCCAAGGATTCCAGACACGCCGCTCAGGATTGAGCCGCCAGCCGCGAGCATGAGAGGTAGAGTCATGTTCGCAGGCTCGCCGCGATCACGTCGGGCGGGAATGCACCGTCAGTTCTTCACGCGCTGAACCACGCCCAACAGAGTCCAGGGGCCGGGGTAGGGACGACTGACAGTCACCGCAGGCTCGTCGCTCCAACCGAACATCGGGGCCCGGTGCAGCTCGTCGCGCAGGGGTGGCGCGACCTCGGTGTTCTCGCCGCCCATGTAAGGCGTGCGCAGCTTGCCGTTGACCGCCAGGTAGCGACCTCGCCAGCGAGTGAGCGCCTCTACAATGCGCTGCTTACGCCTGATGGCGCGCTGATCGTCATTGTCCTGCGGCGGCCACAGCTCCGCTATGGGCTCGAAGTTAAAGCCCAACTCGATGTCGCCCGGCAGGTCCGGCGCTCCGAACTCGCCGGTCGGGTTCAGCGTGACCTCGCCGATATAGGCGCCGCCGATCATGAGGCTGACAGTGGCCTCCGCCAGCGCGGCGTTGCGATAGATTGAATCCGCGGCGACAGCTCCATCCGGTCCAAGCACAACCTGGCCGTTTGCAGGCCCGCGATAGTCGGCGACGCGATCAATCGACACGCTGCTGTCCATGTAGCGATCGTCGCTGAACACCTCGACGGAATAGACCAGCTTTCCGCCATGTCGGCGTCGCACCAGCACCCAGCACTCGCCTTTGTCGGCGCAGATGCTGCGGAACTCGCCCTGCGTTTCCCACTGCGACCATCCGAAAATCTCGGCGCTTTCGGAGTAGTAAACGACAGGTAGCGTGCCGGTGCTGTTCACCGCATAGACGTAGCGCTCCGGGTCCTGAGCTCCACCGCTGACATAGGCCAGTCCGCGCGGGTTCATGATCAGGTGAGATGACAGCAGAGACACATCCGCCGTCTTCCACGATCGCCGCACGTCGCCGGTCGGGAACACGCCGATGATCGAACCGCCGCCGTTCTCGACGAAGAAGGCGCCCTCGCTGATCAGGATGGGACGGCACGGACTCACGCCGTCGGGGCCGATCTGATTGACGCTGAAGCTCGTCGGCCGGATCGGGTTCGTCTCGCTCTCTGGCACATAGTAGAGCCCGCTCGAGGTGCCGATCAGCATCTGCTCCGCGCTCAGCACGTGCCGCACCACGCCTGCGCGCGTGTCGCCAAGCTCTTCAAAGATCGCGTCGTTGTCGCCCGTCGCCACCTGAAAGTCCTGGAAGTCGCCGATGGCCGACGCCAGCACGCCGAACGGCACACGCGGCAGGCGGGCCTTCCACAGTCGGTTTCGGTGCACCGCACCCGTCGCGGCGAACCCTCGCACGGCGGACTCCGCCTGCTCGTCGAAGTCGAGCACCGCAGCCGGTGAGGCTGACCCTGGTGCAGACGTCACGCGCGAAGTGGCGTTGGCTCCTATGATCTGCTCGCCCGTCGGTGTCGCGCTCGCGTCGAAAAAGAACGGCGTGAATGTCTGCATCAGCACCGTCAGGGTATTCCCGGATACGCCAGTGATCTCGCCCTTGGCCTGGGTATCACGCCCCTCAACCACCTCGCCGATCTCATATCCGAGACCGTTCTGCACCTGCACGGTTACGGTCGGGTAGAGCGGCTGAATGACGGTCGCCGTGGCCGTCGTGCCATTGGTGACGGCCGTGACCTCGACCTCGCGCCTCTGAAGGCGCATCCGCACACCGACATGGGCAGCAACAAAATAGGCTGCACTGGCAGTCAAGGTGATGCTGCCGGCCGTTCCTGAGGGCGTAAGGCTTACGCCGCGGTCAGCAAACCGATAGTAGGACTGCCGCTTCGATCCTCCGATGCCCGAGGCCGGGGCGTCTGCGGCCACGCTCCAGACGCCAGCCGTCGAGCGCTTGATGACCTGCTCGGGCATGGTGGGGTGAAAGACGCGGGCTTCGTCATCGTAGGGGTCTACGACCAGCGGCGTGTTCTCGTCCGTCAGCATGGCCAGCGTCCATGCGCATCCGGTCACGCTCTGGACAATCGCTCTGCTCTCTCGGTGGATTACGTCCAGGCGTCGATCGGTCAGCAGCAGGATATAGGCCGTTTCCTGGATCACCATGTCACGGACATAGCCATCGCCGGGCGCGGTGAGGACGCGGACTGTGCCGGGACGCGCCTCTAGGGCGCCGCTGACGAGGATGCGGACATTGCGAGCTCGACGTAGCGACTTGGCGCGCACAGCGAGGTCTGCACGAAACAGATGATCCGCCCCGACCTCGCCGGTTTCAAACGTCTTCTGTTCGATCTGACGAGTAGTCATCGGCCGCCCCGATATGCCCGCACGTCCCAGGCGCCACGTCGGCTGCGGGCGGCGGCCAGGTCCCATTCCGCCGCGTCGCCTGCCGTGCTGGCCCGCTGATCGCGCACACGCGAACGCTGCTGCTTGGCTCCCGCCAGCTTTTCGCGCTCGCTGGCTTCGGTCCACTGTTCCGCGATGCCCGCCTTGAACACGGATTCCATGCGATGCTGCACCGCCATCGCGAAGTCGGCCGGCCAGCGATCCTCCGGCACGCGGAACACGCCGACGGCGTACAGGGCCCTATAGCCGCCCATGACCGCACAGCACGCGCCCTGATCTGTGTCCTGCTCTTCCTGATCGACGCGCTGGCCGCTCGCCGTCTGGACGAGCTGCAGCGACAGAAGGCCCGGCGGCTTTCGCCACAACTGCGACCACGGTGCGATGGGGGCCAGCGGCGTGAGCTGCATCGGCTCGGCGCGGCGCGCGAACTTCCAGCCATGCTCCGTCAGCATTTCCTGCGCGATGGCCTCGTAGTGCTCGCTCGTCAGGCGGGCGATCTCTTCGTTGTCCTCGATGGACACCAGAGAGCCGAAGCCGGTGAAGCTCGCAGCGCGCTTGATGATCTCGATCTTGGAGGTGGCCATGCTGCGAAGGTCGGCCAGAGCGCGCCGCCTCGGAATGCACCGCCAGACAACAAAAGGCCCGCCAGTCGAAACCAGCGGGCCGGTGGGGAGAATCAGGAGAGGAGGGTCAGCCCGCGTTAATTTCCGCCAGCTTCTCGCGCAGCTTCTCGGTCGTCGAGCCCGCGAACACCTTCACGCCGCGCTCCTTGAACTCAGCGAACAGGGCCGCGCGCTCGGCTTCTTCCTCCGGCGACCGGCCGGCCTTGGGCGTCGAGCCACCGGCCTTGTTGTCGCCGTCGTGGTCGAGCGCTGCGTGCTGCGCCGCGGTCAGTTTGCCGTTCGCCTCATCGACCTCGCGCTCGATGGCTTCCAGCTTCTCGTTGCTGTCGCCGGGCGTGGTGCGGCTGACGGCGAGCTGGGCATCGTCCAACTCGGCGGTCAGGCGCTTGACCTCTGCCTCGGCCGCTTCGGCGCGGGCCAGCGCATCAGCCAGAGTCTTGGCGGCTCCGTCATCCTTCCGCGCAGGCGCCGCAACGGCGACAGATGGGTTGCTCCGAACCTTGCGGTATTCAGCGACGGCTGCCTCGGCTTCCTTGTTCAGCGGGACAAGCGCCGCGTTCGGCGGGCCGTCCCAATCGAACTCGGCATCCGTCGGACGCAGGCGCTCGCCCAGATAGGTCGGGGCGATGGACCGGTAACGCGGGGCCGCCATTACAGATGCGCCTGTTGGTTGCCCATCGTGATCTGGGCGGTTACGCGACCAGCCGTCACCGTGCCGGTCGGCACGTAGTTCAGGCGCGAGTAGCGCTCGTCCGTGCCCAGCGGCAGCCGGTCGATGGAGAACTGCGCGCCCGCCTTCAGGTTGGCAGCGCCACTGCGCGTGGCCGACGCCACCGTCTTGGGAGACGAGAAGGCTTCGTTCGCCGAGACCTGGACCTCGACCGTGAGGGCGGTAGCGCCCGCGAAGTCTTCGGTGATCTGGATCAGGATCGGCACCTTGCCGCCCTTGCCCTGATCGCGACGAACAGGGGCCGTGGCGCCGTAGACCGTGCCGTTGGCGCCGTGGTCGATGACGTTGGTCGAAGCAGCCGTCGCGGTGATCGCCTGCTTGTCCGAGTAGATGAGGTTCTGAGAGGTAATCATATCGGTCGTTCCGTATGAGGCGAGGGGATAGGTCCGGCCTTACGAGAAGGCCGGGACCACGCTTTCGGTGTTCAGGAGCGAGTCCGTCTCGCGGATCGGCCAGCCGCGATAGGTCAGCACCTCCTCGCCCTCGATCTCCTTGGGCACCAGGCGGACGAAGTTGTCGCTGGAGCCGCCGTTGGTCGCGAGCTTGTCCAGAACCTCGATCACATCGCGGTTCATGTAGATGGCACCTCGGATCTTCGACGGACCGCCATCGCCCTCATTGCCCATCTGGGCGCGGCGCTCGCGGGACTTCAGGCGGTAGTAGGCAGACCGCATGAAGTCGTAGATCTTCAGCGTGCCTGCCTGCAGGTCCGACAGGTCGATGTTGGCGACGCGGGCGTTGTACTGCCAGTCCGCCACGCCGACGCCGAGGTGATGCGTGAACAGCTCTTCCAGAGCGTAGTAGGGATCGCCGTTGCCGTCTTCGACGCGCTGCTCGCCCTTGTCTTCGCGCTTGACGCCCGCCTGCGTGCCCTTGGGGTGGATCAGGAAGGTGCCCTGTTCGCCCCAGCCGACGAACCAGATGGAGGTGTTGTCAGCGCCGCGACCGCCGGCATCGATGACCTGGGCGCCAGCGCCGGGGCCGCCGATGACGTTGTAGCGCGCCGACAGGCCACGGATGCCGTCAGGGTTGGTCGAGGTGTCGTCGTAGAAGATCGACGAGGCCGCCTTCTGGCTCATGCCTTCCAGGTGGCCGATCGCTTCGTTGAAGCGCAGAGCCGGGGCCTTGTCGGGCGCCAGGTCGATGATGCGCTTGTCCAGCGTCGAGCGCGCCTCAAGGAAGCCGGTCGTGTCATCGACCTGTTGATAGGTCGACTTGCCCTGCTTGATGCCCTTGTACAGGCGACCCCAGGACGGCTCAGGCAGGCCGGTGCGAATCTTGTGGCGGTGGATCGTGCCGAGGTTGGCTTCAACCGTCACGGCGTCGCGCAGGATCGGGTTCTGCTTGTGCAGTTGCTCGATCACCTGGCCGACGTTGTACTCGCCGGGAGCCGAGGTCGACTTATAGAGGTCGATCAGATCGGGATAGGTGTTGCCGAGGGTGGCCATTTATTGGGCTCCGGTTTGAGTGTTCGGGTACCAGCTGTCAGCCACGCTGGTTTTCGTGTTGGGGACTGCGCCGCCAGCGCCTTCTGCGGCGCGGGGGCCGGACTTCAGGGCGATAAGACGCTCAACGGCCTTGATGCCGTCGGTCGAGATCAGGGCGCCGCCCAGAGCCTGGGCCTCGGCCTTGGGCAGGTTCGCGCCCAGCCAATCGGAGGCCGCCTTGATCCGCGTTTCCGCATTGGCGCCCAGAGCGGTCTTCGCGGCGACGTAGGCTTCCACGTCGGCCTGTGCATTCTGGATCTGGTATTTGGCGAACTCGCCGACGAACTCGGTGAAGGCTTCGCGGGTGACGCCGTGCTTCTTGCCGATGGCCTGAAACCCGGCCCACAGCGGGTCGTCGGCTTTGATCTCGACATCGAAGCCTTCAGGCTTCTCGAAACCATCCGGCAGCGCCAGGTTGTAGGCGTCTGCCTCGCCTGGCACGTCAGCGGTGCGCTCGGCGTTCTTGTCGGTCAACTCGCGGTATGCCGACGCCAGATCGCCGACCTTCAGGCCGGTGGCGTCGTCCCAGAACTCGTCGGGGATGCCTTCGGGGCGGACGTGGGTTGAGCCGGGGGCGTCGCCTGCGCCCTGTTCGACGCCGGGGGCGGCAGCGGTTTCAGCCGTCGTTCCCTCGGTCGCTGCGGCGGCCGCGCCTTCGGCGGCAATGCCCGCGTCGCCTTCACCCGTGTTGTTCGTTTTGGTCGTCATCGATCACCCGTTTGTCGAGCCCTTCAAGCTCTCGAAGCAGGCTGCGGCGACCGGCCGCCCTCAACAATGCACCGTGCTGATCGGCCAAGTCCGACACGGCGGTGTTCGTGCGCTCCCTCATTTCGAGGTAGTCCAGCACGACGGGCCAGTCGGGGTGCGATGTGATGGTCTGGATGGCCTGTCGGATGCGCTCCTGATCAGGCGTCCGGCGATTCACGCCGCGCGCCACGCGGCTGAAGACATCTTCGCGACGGCTCATTGAACCGAACCTCGCGATTGGACCTCGCGCAGGATCAGGCCGCCAAAAGGCGTTTCCTCAAACAGGCACATGTCGCCTGGCCTCACAGTAACTCGCTCAGTGTTTTCGCCGTCTAGCCACCAGTCGGTTGCTTCATCCGACCAGATTTTCTGATGGTGCTTGGGATCGCTCATTGAGGGACCTCGCCCGGCGCGGTCTCAAGGCCCGGCGCCATGCCCGGCTGTCCGATAACGCCGCGCATGTATTCGTCGGCTTGCTTGGCATCACGCACGACGATGATCTCGTCATCAGCCGCGCGCTTCATGTTCTCGAAGGTCGCGGGCATGTCGACGGTGGCCGCCAGCGTCTGCGGGTCGAAGACCGAACGCGCGATGTTCAGCAGGTTCGAGGCGTTCGACAGCTTCTCGCTGTCCTGCTGCTTGGCCAGCGGCGACAGCGGCCGCACCCGGATCGCCTGCTTACCGGCTTGCACCATCGGCTCGATCGTGCCTCGCTGGGTCAACAGGAACTCGACACGGTTCAGGATGGCGATGACGCCTTCCTCGTAGAGTTTCCCGGTCGGCTGTTCCAGGCGACGGCCTTCCTCGACCTGTTGCTCGCGCCACTGGAATGCGGTCGGAGGCGTCAGCCCCTCCTGGCGCGGGCCGGACTGGAACCCGGCGCGGCGCACGGCGTCCTGAAGCTTGCCCTGCTCGTAATAGGCCACCTCGATCTGGCCCGCGTCCAACTGATCGATACGGGAGCCGGGCAGGCGGGGCAGCCACATCCCGGCGCCGATGCCGCCTTCGGGGTTCAGCACGCCGTCGTCGTCGTAGACCGTGACCGGATCTACCTGCTTGCCGAGGTTCTTCAGCCGCAGATAGGCGACTTGATCCAGCGACTTCGCATCCGCCAGGGCCTTGCGCAGCGGTCCGATGCCCCAACCCGTGGTTGAAATCGAACGCCAGCGCGTCACGGTGATCGGGTTCGAGCCGACTCCGACCAACTCGTCGCTGACGATCAACTCATTGTCGACCGCAACGTACCATTTCCACTTCTCGTCGGCCGGGTCGTAGATGCGCGTGGACATCTCCAGGCAGTGGACCGGCGCACGGCGGCCGATCTTGGAATCCAGCCGCCGCCGCAGCTTGGCGGGCCAGTCCGCATCCGGCCATTGCGCGAACGCTTCCTCAAGCGGCAGCATGAACTCGCGGCCTTTCGCGGACAGCAGGCCCCGCGCGCCGCGCTCGATCAGCAGTTGATGCGGACCAATGGCCTCGAACGACAGCGGCTGACCGGCGCCGTGGTCGTTGCAGATCAGCGCCGCCGTGCCGTGGCCCAGGTCGAACGCCCACTCGGCGCCAGCCTCGCCATAGAAGTTCGACTGGCGCACGGCCGAGAAGATCGCGTCCGTCCTGCGCTTCAGCGGCTCGGCGAGCTGCTTCTGCACTTCCTCAGGCAGCACCTTCTCCGGCTCGTATTTCAGCCAGTCGGATTCGCGCGGCATGATCCTGTGCAGCGTGTCGGACGCGAAGTCCTCGGCCACCTCCTGCATCATGGCGTCATACAGGTCGTCGGCTTCGTCCGAGCGGACCGTCGTGCTGGAATCGCCGATGCGCGGACGCACAGGATCGGCCAGGCGCAGGAAGTCGTTGATGGCGCCCTGGTGCTTGGCGCGATCCGTCCGACAGGCCGCCAGCCGTTGTTGAAGCTCAGGCGGGAGAGCCATCAGAGCATGACCTGCTGCTGGTTGCCGCCACCGCCGCCAATGCCGCCGTTGCCCCAACCGCTGCCGCCGCCGCCACCGCCTCCCATGCCCCCGCCAGCACCAGCCCCGACGGAGCCGCCGCCGCCGATCCCGCCAGTCACGCCGCCGACGCGGGCCGCATTGGTCCGCGCGCCGAAGCGGCGCAGTCGACGCCGCGTTTCCTCATCGAGGTTCGCCGCCGCGTTTTCGAGATAGGCGGCGTCCGCCCGTCTCTCTTCGCGTTCACGCGCCGCCTTGATGGTCGGATCTTCCTTGGGGGCCTTGGTCTTCACGGATAAACACCTGCTCTGCGCCAGCTCGCACAAGGTGTCGCCGCAACCCCTCCGGAGAGAATGCACCGCTGCGGACGCCAGCCAGGTGTTTGACCTTCCCGACGCAGAACAGGCCCGACCACGGCCACGCCCGTCCACCCGCAATGACCCGATAGATGCGTGCGCGCGTCGCCAGTGCTGACAGCCACGCATCGAACTCGGCGCCTGCCGACAGCGTGAACACCTCTGTCCAGCACACGTGCGGATCGACCACGATCCAGCACCGGCCGTCGAAGGCGAAGGCCAGCACATGCCCCCACGGCGTGCGGCCGCGCTCAAACGCCAGATTCCACGTCAGCGCGCCGCTCATCGGCGGAACATCGACGGACGCGCCAGCTGTCTGGCGCCTCGCGCGAAGACATTCACCGGCGCCAGGGTCGACACCGGACGCGCGCGCTCGTTCCGCCCCACGGTCGCACGGCCCTCACCGCCGCCCATCAGCACCTCAATGCAGGCGTCCACCGGGTCTGAGAACTCGTTCTTGTGCGGCTCGTTGTCGTACGTCGGCGCCCCCGACACGCGCTTGCGCTTGTAGACATAGGCCCCGCCCATCGCCGTCGTCAGCTTCGGACAGTGCACAGGGTCAAACAGGATTCCCGGCTGACCGTGCACCATGCGGTTCAGCAGCATCGTCATGGTCTCAAGGCGGATCGTGCGCCGGTTGCCCCGGTCGGCCGCACGCACATGCATCCCATTCTTGGCGAAGATGCCGAACGCCGTGCCGTCGTTGACCTCGCTGCGCTTCTCGTCGCCCGAAGGGTCGCCCCAGAAGTTAACCCCCGGTCCATCCGGCGCCATCCACTCCGGCCAGCGCCGCGCCAGATACCGCTTCAGCGCAGGGGCGAAATCCTCTGCCGCCGTGTTCAGCGCCGTCAGTTCCCCCAGCACGAACCAGCGTCCGCCCGACTGCTGCATCACGATCGCGGCCGGTCGACGGCCGAAGTCGAGCCCGACCTGCAACGCCACGCCTGACACCGCGTGCAGCGGTGACTTGGCGATGTGCGTGTCGCGGACGAACATCGGGAACACCGGCAGGCCCGCCTGCGAAATCATCACGCGGTTCATCAGGTCCGCGTCGATCTCGTCCTTGGTCCGCCCCTCCAGCAGGCCCATGACCCGCCCCGGCCCGACGATGTTCAGGTTCTCGGCGAGCGGGTTGACCTCGTAGGCCAGCACATTTCCCTGCGCGTCCATCTTCTCGACGAACCATGCGGGCTGCGTCAGGAACTCCCACGTGTCCGGCTTGCGGTGCGCCATGCGCTCGCTCTCCGTCCACTCTTCCGGCATGGGCGCGTCGCCCCGCATGATCGGCACCCAATGCCCCAGCGGCGGGGCGTTCATGTCGATCTGCAGGAACTCCTTGCCGCCCGGCCGTGGGAACCAGCCCGTCCGCTCCAGCACGGCCACCGCGAACTTGCGCGTGTAGAACTGCGCTTCGTTGATCCAGGCGCCGGTCAGCTCCAGCGACTTCAGCGACGGGATGTCCTCTTCGCCCGCAAAGGACTGGAAGATGACCTCGGCTTCCACATCGCCGAACTGCATCATGTGCCGATAGGGCGGGGTCCACTTGAACGTGCCGTAGATCTTCTCGGGGAACCACTCCAGCCACGTCTTGATCGTGGTGTTCAGCAGATCCGGGTAGCTGTTGCGGATCACGAGCCATCGTGACCGCCGCTTTCCGGTGTGGTCCGGCTCGACGTTCATCATGGCCTCGTAGATGCGCATGACGCTGGCCACGGACTTGCCCGAGCGAACCGGCCCCTGGATGCAGACCACGTTCGCGCGGCTGTCGAGATACTTCTCCAGCGTCTCGCCGTCAGGTGTGTAGGTTCTTCCCATGCGGCCATGCTCGCCACATGGCCTGCACGCCAGAATGCACCGTCACCCCGACGGCGGCTGAGGCTCTGCGGGTGGTGGCGGTGAGGGCTGCGGCTGCCGGTCCTTCAAAGGGTCGACGCCCCTCGCCACCGGCGCCTTGCGGGCCGCGTCACGCATCTGCTGCATGGGCGTCCCGAACCGCATCAGATTTCTCCGCGAACGGCGGGCTCGATCAGTGCTTCTTTGCTAAGTATGTCCGCCACATAGCTAGGCAGCATCGTGCGACCGATCACGGCGTCCCCATCCAGCCTCAGTCCACAGTCGTACGAACCGTCAGCGAAAATGCCCACCACCACAAACCCCACCATGTCGGGCTCGTTTTCCGCAATCATTCTCGCCTGCTGGACGATCAGACCCCTGTAAGTCTCGCCGTCAGGTCGAAGGTCGCGGTTCAGCACGCGCACTTCCGCGCCGCCCGCCTTCAGCCTGATCTTTCCGATGCGCGCCTGTGCCATGACCATGATGATGACCATGATGCCCAGACCGCGAAATGCACCGCTTGGCGCCGGACCAACGCACGCGTATGCCGCCTCCGGGTCGGTCTTCTCAGGAGGCCGAAATGGCAATGACGGACAGTAGGGTCGGCTGGCTACACGACATGCAGAAACGCGTGCGAGCCAGGTGCCTCGTCTGCGAAACCCACGTCGACGTGCACCTCTCGCCCATCCTCGCCGCCAAGGGGCCAGAGTTCTCTCTCGCCAAGAAACGCCCGCCCTGCCGTGACCGCACATGCCCCGGCCGCATGGTGTTCGAGGACTGGTCCCGCATGTGGCCCATACCGTTCGAGGACATACCGCTCGTAGACCAGTTCGCCTTCACGGACAGCGAGCGCCTCAAGATAGAGGCCGCAGGCTGGACCATGATCAACGGCCACTGGCATGACCCGCAGGGCAGGGCGCCGTGGGAGCGGAAACGAGAAACGCCCCCGGCGTGAACCGAGGGCGTTAGGTCGGTGCGATGGCCCTGAGGCTCCAGCGTCTCGCCAGAGGCTTGCGCCCGATCCTATGGAGACCGGGACCATCAATGCCTTAACGAAGAGCTGGCCAGCCTTCACGCAGGCCGCCGAAGCCTTCAATGCGCAACCCGCCATGACCTTCGACCCATCCAGTGTCGATCTCGCGGGCGATAATCGTCTCAGTAGCGCTCATATCTGCCTCCTCCAAAAAATTAGACCATCGTCCCGGCCAACCGTCAATCCGGGGGTGGGAGTCCGAAAAATCAGGGGGCTTGTCGTGATCGCTCGACGACTACACCTTTCACGGAGTTGTCGATCGTCACTGGACAGCCCATGAACGACGATGTCTTCGAAGCTGAGGCAACAGCGTAGGAGCCATACAAGTCGAGAATGCTCTGCGCCGTCCGATCGCTCATGCGAATGCTGCGTGGAGGGAAACCAGCCGCTACGTCTTCGCCGATCATGCGCTGCAAGCTATCGACCATAGCGGCCGTCCTTCCGCACTGGAGTCCGCCGCCCAAAATGGTGACGCCACCAAGCTCCTTGCTGGTGAATGCATCGTCGCTCGGAGACCAAACTACTTGCTGCTTCATGAAACCATGCTCTCCCCGTTTGGCCCGCCTGTCTAGCCTTCCGGGGGTAGGGGGGAATAGTTGAGGGCAGGACCCCCGTTGGTGGAATGCGGCGCCCGTTTTTGCCCCCACCCCCCGTCCGCCCCCTGGGTGTCGACGCTGTATCCGACCCGTCAGCCGCCAGTCGGTGCGTCGTGGGTGGTTTCGCTGCTCCCTTTGGCTTCGTCAGATGCCGTCAGACTGTGCGCGAGTCTGACGGTGCGCCATTCTATCAACGGCTTATCGCTCTCAGCCACCCGCTCATGAAGCGGTTCGGGTGGTTGCCGCCTGTTGATGACGACCAGATCGGACAGGTTCAGGTTCACCGTCACGCCCTTCTGGTCCGCGTATTCAGGGAACCGCGCCCGCATCACGTGAGACCAAGCGCCAGCAGGGAAGCGGTTGTTGTCGTCGCGGATCGCTTTGCGCGCCCTGGCCAGCCACCATGCCTTCTCGCGGGCGCGTGCGCGGTTGAGCGCCTCGTCGAACTCTAAATGCGCCTTCCTCCACTGCTCGATGGTCTCTTCGCTGGTTGACCAGTGGGCTGCGATCTCGGCGAGGGAGTAGCCTTCGTCGGAGAGGGCGAGGAGTTCGTCGATCAGGCTGGGGGCGTAATCGGCGGGGGTATCGTGTGGGGCGGGGAGGGGATTGCGCCGGGTGGTCTCAAAGGTGGCGAGCTGATCGGCTTCGCGTTGTTCGCGTCGGGCTCGCTTGAGGGGGGAACCGGCCATCGGTGCGGTAGGGCTTTCGGTGGGGCGCTTGTGGGCTCTGTGGTGAACCGGGCGCGCGAGGGGAGTTCGCGGAGGGTGTTCGTTTTTTCGTGAGCCGACTATGCACCGTTCGTCATGGTCGGCCTGAAACCCTTGCGGAATGGGCTTTTGCGGCCGCCAGGTCGGCCCTGGCCTCGTCCAGGCGGGCTATTGACACGGTGGAGGGGGATAAACGCGCCTTGGCCTGTTTTTCGCGCTCTCTGCGCTCTCTCTGGGCCTTCTGGCGGGGTGTCAGCGTGTCCATGCTGGAGACTGAACACCGCCGCCATCAGGCGCAAATGCACCGATCAGGGAAGGGGCTTGTGGGAGCGCGTGAACTTGAACTTGTTCTTGCTCAGGTCCGTGCTGATATGCGTTCGCTCCATGTAGACCAGACCGAGGTTCTGCAGGAACAGGAGGTCAGGCTGTTTCGATTGCAGTCCGGCAGTGTCAACCTCGAAGGGGAGGCTTTCCAGCATGTCGAGTTGGCTCTGAGTGAGGGGATCGTGCGTTGCCATTGGTAGTCCTTTTGCTGAACCTCCTGGATACGATCGCGGAACGCGGTTCACCAGTCTTTTAGTCCCAGCTCTCCACAGAGTATTTCCCTCGCGTCTGCCGCCTGTGCCAGTCCTTGAGGCGCTTCTTCAGGCTGCTGCCGACATGCCAGCGCTGGCAGTGGACGCAATGGTAGAAGTTGACCCTGCGCCCTCGTCGACCCATGCGGCGCGCTACGTCGCCCGCCTTCTTGGGGTCCTCGAAGCCGAACTTGCCGAAACATCCTGCAAGGTCGCGGCGCATGGCTCATCCCTCCAGCAGGTCAGGCGGGCAGATGCAGCCCCGTTCGCCTGGACGCGGCCCCCACGATCCGAGCCACATGCCGTCCTTGCGGAACATGCCGACCCGTCGGATCCAGTCGTCGCGTGTGATCTCGTCGGGTTTGGCGGACTGAGATTCACCTAGCCAATCCTTCCACCGATCTCCTTCGATCATGCGGTGAATGGCTTTGGCGTATTCCCCGCCGTCCTTCGTCGCATCTGGTGATGACCAGTAGGCCCTGAGGGCTGATCGGATTTGGTCGGGGTCGCCCCCACGGCTGATTGCTGCGGTCAGGGACTTTCTGACATCTGCCTGACTGGACCTCTGTCGGGCGCGGGGAGGTGCATCGCCCCAGATGTTCTCTAGGCAGCCATCAGGAAGCGCGAGCTTGCGCGCGCGTTTAACCTCCGAAGGAGGGTTATGTGATTGTGATTGTGATTGTCCATCGGTTTGCAATCCGCTTGCCACTGGCAAAGTGTCGTCATCCGCATGGCATTTGCTATCGTTTTGCCAACGGCTCGCGGCGCCTCTCACGCCTGCCTTGCGTCGCTTTTCAACGATGGCTTCCGCTCGGCTGATCTCTTTGAGGATGCGGTCGTGCATGTAGATTTGACCCACCTCGCCATGATCGGTCCAGAATGAGGTGACAGTGGCCTTGATCTTTCGCCATTGCGCCAGCGTCAGGCGGGTGATCCTGGACAGCTGCTCGTCGTTACGGGGAATGGCCCCGCCGTTAGACCATGCGTGCATGATCAGCAGGAAATAGGCTCCATGCTCGACTGTAGAGAGGTGCTGCGTATCGCGCAGATAATCGGCCACGTAGAGCGGCATCCAGACGTCATTTCTCGCGCTCATGCGGCCCTCCCAAAGAATATCGCTGGCGAGACGTTCGGCGTGTCGAACAGATGCCAGGCGCAGTTGTCCTTGCCGGTGTGCGGCGAGCCGGGAATCCACTTCACCCGGCCGACGGATACGATCTTGCGTAGCCGTGGCAGGAACGGGACGGCCTGACGCGTGTGCATCCAGTCAGCGTCCAGCAGCAGCCACGTGGGGGCCTTGTCGGACAGGTTGACGATGATCGCGTGCAGCAGGTCCCGGCGCCACGGGCTGTTCGTGATGAAGCATTCGGCATGGCCTAGGCCGCACGTCATGGCGTCGTTCTCATGCACGTCGGCACGCTGGGGCTCTATGTCGCTGGCCCAGGCGCAGGAATGGCCCGCAGCCGTCAGGTGGTCGACCAGGGCGCCGTTGCCCGCGCATGGTTCTGCAAACACGGTGCCGGGGCGAAGATGCGCCAGCAGTGGCCGCACGGCTTCGACCGGTGTGGGGTAGAAGTCGCGCGGGACGCGCTCAAAGGATGACCGCTTGCCCATCAGAACCGCCCTTCGTTCAGGATCACGTCGCATTCGGCGATGTAGGTCTGTCGGGTGGTGCCGATGGCGCCGTGGCGGACCTTGCCGAAAATGACTTCCATGTCGCGCATGCAGCCGTGCAGGCGCAGTTCGAAGTCCTGCACGCTCTCGCCTTTGCGTTGACCCTCGCGCTCGATGTAGTAGGCGTCGCGATAGGCGAACATGACGGCGGATGCGTCCTGTTCGATCGACCCGGAGTCGCGCAGATCTGACAGCATGGGCCGTTTGTTGTCCCGTTCCTCGACCTTACGGGAGAGCTGGGACAGCAACAGGATCGGACAGGCCAGCTGCTTGGCTAACTGCTTCAGACCGCTGGTCATTTCGCCGATGGCCTGCGTCTGGTTCATGCCGTTGAAGCGCGGCAACTCCATGATCTGTAGGTAGTCGATGACGGCCAAGCCGATGCGTCCGCGCCGCCTCAGGGACATGAGGCGCCTCCGCACGTGGTCGAGCGACAGCACCGCCGTGTCGTCCAGAATGAAGTTCTCGGGGACACGACGCGTCATCTGTTCCAGGTGCGCGCGATCCTCTGCCGACAGGGCGCTGGCCTTGCGCATTCGGCTGTACCAGACACCGGTGCCCTCTTCGTATGAGAGGGCTGACAGGTTGCGCTGGCTGACCTGCTCGCGGTCCATTTCCAGTGCGAAGAACGGGACCAGCACATCGGGGTGGCGGCGCGCTGTGGCCATAGCGATGGCGCGCGCCAGTCCGGTCTTCCCCATAGACGGCCGCCCGGCGAGAATGATCAGCTCGTTCGGGTGCAGACCGCCAAGACCCTGATCCACACAGTCGATGCCGATCTCAAGGCCGGGGCTTTCTCCGGTCGCGGCCATGTGGTCGAGCTTGGCGACCAACTCCACTGCCGCGGTGCGAGCGTCGATCAGGGTGTGATCATCCGGCGCAGCACCCGACACCAACTCCTCCACGCGATCGCTCATCGCATTGATGGCGGTGAAGGGCTCCTGTTCCGGGTCTCTGGCGACGACCTGCAGCGCGCCGCCCAGCTCGATCATGCGGCGCCGGGTGCTCGCCTCGATGATAGGGCGAGAATACTGCGCGGCCACGTGGGCGGGCGGCGCGCGGTCGATCAGGTCCGCCAGATAGCGCAGGCCGCCGTTGGCGTTGGACGCCTCCAGCCTGTCAATCATCATGGTCGGGTCTGCGAGATGGCCGTCACCGATCATCTGCCCGGCCAGATGGTAGACCTGGGCGTGATACGGCTCGTGGAAATGGTCGGCCGTCAGTTCGCCAGACACGCGGCTGTAGACGGAGTTGTCGAACAGAATGGCGCCAAGGATGGCCTGTTCAGCCTCCAGATTATGGGGCAGGGGCGCGACTTCAGGCGCCAGGAGCGTCTGGCTCACACCAGCACCACCTCTCCATCGCGCACGGTGACGGACTGGCCGCTCTGGAAGTCACCGGCAGCGGACTGCGGCCCGGCGCCGCGCGTCCACTCGATGATCGCCATTGTTCGACCGTCTGCCGTAAGGAAGGTGCGCTCGACAGTGCCGCGAGGTTCATTGTTGGTCATCTCTCTGGCCTCAGAACGGGATGTCGTCGTTCAGGTCGTAGGATTCCTTGGGGCCGGAAAGTCGCGACTGCCCGCGGCTCGAATAACCGTCGTCGTGGCGGTCATCCCGGCGCTGTCCGCCTTCGGCCTGCTGTGCGCTGCCTTGGAAGGTGAAGTCGTTGACCGTCAGCCCCAGATAGGCCTTGCCGTCATGGGCGCGCGTTGTCGGACGACCTGTAAGGGTCATCTTCGTGCCCTTCTTGATGTACTGTTCAAGCTTGGACGCGCGGTCGCCCCAAATGGCGCAGTCGAACCATGTCGGCGCACGCCTCTCGCCGCTATTGTCCTTGCCGTTGTCCACGGCGACGCTGAAGTTCAGCACATCCTTGCCGTTGGCTTGGCGCAGTTCGGAATCCTTGCCGACATTCCCGGCGATGGTGAGCACCTGCATCAGGCGGCCTTTCGAGAGTTGAGGGTGTTTACGGCTTGGCTCGGCGTCCTGCCGACCATGGCCCAGAGCGCGAGGTCGACTTCCGCCGCATCTCGGCGCCAACGACGCCCGATCTCGGCGTTGTCGTGACGCTGGCGCTTGAGGGTCAGGAAGTCCTCAAGCTCGGCGATGCTGAATGGGCTCACAGCAACCTCCCACGACGGAAGGTGATGAGGGCATGTAGGAAGGCGAGGACGTAGCCCATCATGCCCGCGCCTTCTTGGTCCGGCGCCTATCCAGTTTGTCGGTGTTGCCGACCGAGGTCTTGAGCCATGCGCTCAGGTCGCGGCGCTGAACCTTGCGGAAGCGGGATTGGCACAGCCAGCGGGTGTGCTTTGGGAACTCGCGCAGAAGACAGTATTGGCCATCGCTTATAGCCCCGATGGTATAGACGCTACGAAGCTGCAATGGCGGCCATCCGGAAACCGACACGGGGCCGATCTCCGCATCCACGCACACCACCTCATCCCCCGGCTTGAAGTCGCACATCACGCAGCCTCCGACAGGACGCCCGGCCCACCGGCCAGACTGATGCTGATGCGGAAGGCGTTCTCATCGGCCCAGCGGCGGGAGACGGACAGGTCTGACACCTGCACGTCGTCTTCCCAGGTCACGCCGTTCAGGGCGTCGAGGATCGCCTTCACTTGATTATCGATGTCGGCGCCGCTCGTGACCGGCTCGCCGCGCATCAGGAGCCGCTTCTTCTTGCTCCACGACTTCGGCATCTGCCGGTCGAAGGCGATCTCGACATGCACGGCGTCAGGCGTGGCGGTTGAGCCGGCCTGATCCATCGCAATGGCGGCCACCGTGCGCACCTTGCCCTCGAACGAGCGCGTCCGGTCGGGCGTGTAGACGCTGGCGAACCCGCCTCTGATCGTGGCTCTCGGGCGGCCCTTGGCGATGGCCTCGCCGAAATAGGTGAAGGCGCAGATGAGGCTCATGCGGCCCTCCGTTCACGCTCAGATTGCTCGAAGGCGGCCAGATCAGCGGCGAAGGCGTCGTATCCGCCCAACCACGCCGTCACGTCGGCCTCATGTTCGTATCCGCCGCCATCACGCGGCGCGCACCACACAGCGGCCGAATAGCCTTCGTCGTGCAAGCGCTGATCGCGGGCCTCGTCGCTCTGGTCGGTCGTCTGCTCAAACAGCGACGGTTGCTCGACCTGAACGGCGGCGCGGGTAACTTTCAGGATCAGCGCTTCTTCTTGCGCCTGACGCTCCAGCCGATCAGGATCGACCGTCATCATGCGGCGTGCACGTCGCAGTCCGCCGACCGGCACCCCGGCCGCTTCTGCCTGACGTTCCGCCACACGGCGCGCGGCCTTGGCCCTCTGTTCCGCCGTCAGTGCGACATGCACGCGGTGGACCAGCACGGCCGCCAGGGTGTCGGGCAGTTCGTTCGACAGGGGCGCGGGGGCGTCGGTCATTCAGGCGGCCCCGTCCATAGGCGCAGCCACATCAGCCGCATCGCCATCGCGACGACGCGCAATCTGACGCGCCAGCGCGCGCTTCTTTTCAACTTGCCTTTCAAGGTCCCTCAGCTCCGCTTCGAGGCGTGCGGAGGTGGCGTCGATCTCGGGGGCGAAGACGGCTTCAAGCACGTCCGCGCCGAAGCGTCGGGCGATGGCCGCCCAATGTCGAGAGTTGGGCCAGCTTCCGCTCAGGATGTTTTCAGCCGTCTTTGGCGTGCACTCGATGTCGCTCGCCAGACGCTTGGTGGCATGGGCGCCGGAGTATTCTTGGCGCAGGTAGCGGGCCAGTCGGCCGCGCGGTTCTTGGGAATCCAGCCCCATGAATGTTCCGTCCGTACAGGTCATGAATGATCCTGTTGAACGAACGGGCCACGGAGGGCCGAGAGAACATGGAGGAAGTGGACCCGAGGATTCTTCAGGTGATCGAGAACAGCGTCGCGGCTTCCCGCTGGCGCATTGCGGCCCGGTTCGAGGGCCGTGAGACGGCTAGGCAGTATCGACGCCTGGCCGACGAGCGCAGCAGGGCGGCAACCCGGCTGTGCAATGAGGTCGCGGCGGCAACCGCGGACCTTGATGTGAGGGCGAAGGTGGCCAGCGATGAAGCTGACCACCCCCGCAATGCGCGCGACGGAGCAGGGGGGCTGTTGGCCCGCCGCACGCAAACTGAAAACTGATGACGCCCCCGGCCGCATATCAGGCGGCCCTGGATGCTGAAGGAGCAGCGACGTGAGCCGCCAGCTCCTTGTAAGTCGAGAAACCCAGATCAACGAACCGGGGCCAGTGCTGCGCGGGGATGGAGTCCCTGCGGCGCCAGTCGCCGACATTATACGGCTTCACGCCTCCACCGATTGCAGCGGCCAGGCGCACTTCGCTGCCCACCAGATCGGCGGCGCTGGCGATGATCTTCGAATGTGCTCGTTGATCGGTCATAGCGTTCACATAGCGAACTGCTATGCATCTGTCAAAGCCTATTGCTATGTGTCTCCCGCTATGGGGGAGCTATGAAGAGTAGCCCCTCCGAACGCCTGAAGGCCGCCCGCATCGCAGCGGGCTTCGAATCTGCCGCGGACGCAGCGCGCGCTTTGGGCGAGCACCCGCAGAACGTCAGGGATCACGAAGCAGGCCGCCGCGGTATCAAGCCGGAGATGGCCGAGAGATACGCTCGACTCTACAAGATCGACGCGGCGCAAATCCTGTTCGGACACGGCCATGCGTCCGACTCTGGCGTGGCCGAGAACGACAACATTCGAATGGTTGGGGTCATCGGTGAAATCAGAGCTGGGAACTGGGCGCCGATCCCGGACGAGCAGCCCGAGCCGTGGGAATATGTTCCCGTCAATCTGCCCGAATACCAAAGGGCGCACCTGTTCGCCCTAAATGTGGTCGGCCGGTCGATGGACCGCGTTTACCCTGACGGGTCCACCGTGGTCGTTTGCCCGGCCAATGAGGCGGGCGTGCGAGAGAATGACCACGTGGTCGTGCGACGCTGGAAGGGCGGCATGGCCGAAACCACGCTCAAAGAAGTCGTGGTCGAAAATGGAAGAGTCGTCCTGTGGCCCCGGTCGACCGACGCAGCATACCAGCAACCGATCAGGCTTGATGAAGTTCGCGATGCGGACGAGGGGCCGGAGATCCTCGGGGTGGTGGTCGGCAGTTTCTCGGGGCGCCCTGCGCGCTCAGGTCCGCTACTGGTTCTCTGATGCGCTGGGTTCCGCTCCTGCTTCTGGTGCTGGCGGCATGCAATGAGCCGACGCCTGGAGAGGTGGCGCTTGCTGAGCTGGGCCAACAGCTCCGCTCTGAGGCTGACCTCGTGCGTCGCGGCGAAGCTCTAGACACAATTTTTGATGGATGCGCCAACGACTGTTCAGGCCACCAGGCAGGCTATCTTTGGGCACTGGACCGCCCTGATATCGTGGATGAAATCCAATGTTCCAACGCCTCGCCCTCCTTTGAGGCAGGTTGCCGAAAGGGCCTTGTCGCTGCGGCGTTTCAATAGCGTTCCGCTATCTGCATAGCGATGTGCTATTGACCTGCACATAGCAGGTTGCTACGTCTCTCTCATCACCGGGAGAGACATTGCCGTGTCCACCAACACTATTTCGGGCCTCGCGCCTATCGGCCATCAGGCCGTGCCCGATGCGGTCAAGCGCATCGCCGACGCCGCGCTCATCCACCCGAACGTGCAGAAGATGCACGACGCCGTGGATCGCTGGATCAAGGAAGCGAACACGCGGGGAGGGCAGGCGGGCGTCGCCTATCTCGCCGTGTGTCAGGCCCAGGTTCATGAAAACGTCCTGAACCTCGATGCTTGGGCCGCCGAAAAGGCCTCGCTCCGCAAGGGGTTGGACGGCCTGACGATCGACCACCTACAATCCGCGCAGTGGCGTCTCGACAAGGCCGCCCGTCGGCTGGAGGGCGTCTCGTGAGCGTCCGCCCGATTTCCACCCGTCCGCTCGTTCATGCCCGCAGCCTGTGCACTGGCGCGGCCGACAACCTGTCGTTCGCCCTGGCGTTCGAGGGTTCGGGCGACCGCCGTTTCGCGCAGTGCCTCGACGAGGCGGAATCCGCGCTCACTCAAGCGCTGGACATGATCCGCAAGGCTCGCGGCCCTCTGCCGCCTGTTCCGCCCGCAGCCGCCAAGCGCGCTGACGATCACTTCAATCTGGCCTGCGTCATCACCGGCGCCGCGCCTCTGTCGGAGGTTGCCTGACCATGCGTGCCGATCCGCTTTCCTGCCCCGATGTCATCGCCCATCACCGCCGGTTTCCTGGTATGCATCGCTACCGCGCGCCGGTCGTGATGCCGTCCGTTCTGATGGGCCATCTGCCTGACCCGCGCGAGACGCCGGAACAGCGCCCCGACATCCGCCCGACGATCTTCTGGGCCTGCGCCCTGCTGGCCGGCTTCGTCGGCATGGCCTTCATCTGTGCGGTGGCGTGATGGGGGTTCTGGTCGTCAGGGCAATCGGCGCCATGCTCTTGGTCAGCGGCTCGGTGTCGATGCTGTTTGGCATGCTGCTTCTGCTTGGAAAGGTCACGTTCAAATGACCTGCCTCGCGCAAATCGCTTTGCGTCAATCGCACCTTGCCTTCTTCGCAGCCGTTGGCGCCATGTCGCCTATGGAGCGATGGGCCTTCGGGCTAGGCAGCCTTCCCACCAGGAAAGCTGTACGTCAGTCGCAGCACCCGGCGCTGCACGATGTCACGCCGACGGCCACGTCCGGCGTAGGGCGTATGCACGCTCTGCTCGATGGCGTCGTCGTTGCTGGTGGCGATCAGGGCGTCGGCCTGGGCCTTGTCCATGACGACCAGAGCGAGGCCGAGGGACTCCAGCCACCAACTCAACGTCTTGGCCATGCCCCACGCGACGCGGCGGCCGTAGCCCCGGCTCTTCCCGTCGTGACCGGCGCGGCCGGGCGCCTCGACCTTGGCGCAGTACCCGTCGGCCCAGCCGATACGGTCATCCAGCGCCTGCTGACTGATGCCGAGCGCGATGCGTCGGCCACGCAGCACGGCGGCGAGGGTGTCTTCGTCGGTGATGATGGTCGGTCGAACAGCCATGTCGCGCCCTCCGAAAAGGACGCCCCCCATGACCGTTGATGTGATGCAGTTCGCGGAGGCTGACAAGCCCGCCCGCGTCGTCCTTCAACAGGGTGCCTACACTGACGTGTCCGAGCGCGACTATCACGCAGACCCATGCCCGGAGCCTTCCCTGTCCGCTTCGTCGGGCAAGGTGCTGGTGAACCGTTCGGCGCGCGCCTTCCAGTGGATGCACCCACGTCTGCGCCCTGCGCACCTGCCGCCAGTCGAGGACTCCTACAGCGACCAGGCCGTGTTCGGCACCGTCGTGCACAAGCTGGTGCTGGGACGCGGCAAGGATGTGGTCGAGGTCGATGCGAAGGACTGGAAGACCAACGCGGCGAAGATGGAGCGGGCCGACATCACCGCTGCGGGCAAGGTCGCGATCCTCAAGCACCGCCTTGCCGATGCAAAGATTGTCGCCAATGAACTGCTCCAGCGCACCCGCTACACGGCCGACACCCCGACGGAGCTGGTGCTGATCTGGCAGGACGAGGCCACCGACGGCACGCTCGTCTGGTGCCGGGCCATGATCGACGCCCTGCCTGAGCCGGACCTGATTGAAGACCTGAAGATCACCGGCGCTGAACTGACCGACGCCTTCGTCAGTCGTCAGGTCGGGTCGATGTTCTACGACTTCTCGATGGCCTGGTATCGGCGCGGCCTGTCGGTCCTGCGCCCCGAATTCGCTGGCCGCATCCGCACGCGCCTGACCTTCGCCGAGCGCAAGGAGCCGTTCGACGTGTTCCAGCTCGATCTGACCGAGGGGAACCTGCACGTCGCGGATCGCCAGTGTCAGGCGGCCATCGACCGCTTCGCCGCCTGCATGACGGCCGGCCACTGGCCCGGCGTCTGTCCGCAACCCCGTTCGCTGGACCTGCCCGACTGGCACCAGCGCGCCTTTCTCAACGCTGAACTTGAAGGAGAAGCCTGATGGCTGACGACTACACTTTTGAAGCCTCGCCCGACGTTCTGACCGCTACGGCCCAAGGCCGCCTGCGCTCCATCATCGAACGCCTGGAGCGCCTCGACGAGGACAAGCAGGCCGTCGTGGGCGACATGAAGGAAGTCTTCTCCGAGGCCAAGGGCGAAGGCTACGACGTGAAGGTCCTGCGCAAGGTGCTGAGCATCCGCAAGCAGGACAAGGCCAAGCGCCAAGAGGAAGAGGCCATCATGGACCTCTACCTGTCCGCGCTGGGCGAGGTCTGACGAGATGGACGCGCGCCCGCTTCCCTCGGCGAAACGGCTTCGCGAGTTGTTCATTCTCGACGAAACGTCGGGCGTCCTTGTTCGCAAGGCTACGCCAGACATGCTGCCTCGTATCGCCAAGCGCTTCGCTGGCAAACCGGCAGGGCATGTAAGCGCGCGCGGCTATGTTCAGGTTCTGATCGATGGCGTGTCGTTTCTCGCGCATCGGATCGTCTGGAAGATGGTGCACGGCACTGAGCCTGACGAACTGGACCACATCAACGGCCTTCGCTCTGACAATCGTCCGGGAAATCTGAGGCCGGTTAGTCGCGCCCAGAACCTGATGAACCGCTCACGCAAGTCGAGAAAGGCCTTCCCAAAGGGCGTTCATCAGACCGCAGCGGGGACATTCAAAGCCGAAATCACCGCCAACGGTGTGCGGGTTCGCCTCGGCACCTTCACCAGCACAGACGCCGCCCACGCGGCTTACCGCGAAGCCGCCCGCAGCCTGCATGGCGCGTTCGCTCGCTTCGATTGAGGAACCAATGGCTAGACAGTTTACCGCCACCCCAGCCACGCGACAGGCCGTCAACCTGATCCTTGGCCTTGCTGGCCCCTCGTCCAGCGGGAAGACCTATACCGCCCTCGAACTCGCGACCGGAATCCAGTCCGTCGTCGGCGGCGACATTGACGTGATCGACACCGAACATGGCCGCGCCCTGTTCTATGCCGACACCTTCAAATTCAACCACGTCCCGTTCGACGCGCCTTTCGCATCGCTCGATTATCTGGAGGCCATGCAACAGTCCGCCAAGCGCGGCGCCAAGGTGATCGTCGTGGACTCCATGAGCCACGAACACGAGGGCGTGGGCGGAATGATCGACTTCCAAGAGGCGGAAGTCGAGCGCATGGCGGGCAGCGATTACGGTAAGCGCGAGCGTGTGAAAATGCTCGCCTGGCAGAAGCCGAAGGCCGCACGTCGTCGCCTGTTGCAGGGCCTGACGCAGATCGACGCCCATCTGATCCTGTGTTTCAGGGCGAAGCAGACCAGCAAGCCGATGAAGGATGATCGCGGCAAGAACGTCGTCATTCCGATGGGTTTCGTTCCGATCGCCGGTGAAGAGTTCGTCTTCGAGGCGGCCCTTTCGCTCCTGTTCCAGCCCAACAGCCGGGGCGTTCCGACCTGGGACAGCGAGTTTCCCGGCGAGCGGCTGGCGATCAAGCTGCCTGAGCAGTTTGACTGGCTGCGAAACCATCGCGGCCCGGTCAATCGTGAGGTTGGCATGCGGCTCGCCGAATGGGCGAGGGGAGGGACGGCGCCCGCCGCCGAGAAGACCACCACCCATCCGACGGCCACGCTGGAAGCCCGCGCTGACCGTTTCGAGGCCGCTCTGCGCGGCAGCGTCGACCTGGAGACACTGACCGACACGTGGCGTAAGGCCGTCGTCCTGCGCGACATGCTCGAAGTCCAAGACCCCACCCGTCACGCCGAGCTCGTGCGCCTGCACGCCATGCTCGACGCCGAACTCGATACCAGCCGCGACGGTGATTTCCCCGGCGACGCGTCAAATCAGAAGGCCCACGACCATGCCTGAATCAACCAAGAGCCCGGCAGAGGTGCTGGAGGCGGATCTGGCCGCGATCATCAGCGACGAAGAGATTGCCCGCGTTCACGGCCATGCAAACTTCGGCCCCACCATCACGCCGCGTGAAGTAGTCAACGAGGGCGTGCGCAAATACGCCGTGGGCTACCAGAGCGGCTACACCCAGCTGACTATCCTGCGCGAGCACGGCCTGATCACTCAGCCGCGCCCCGGTAGCTATGCGGCGAACCTCACCCAGAAGGGCAAGCGATACGGACGGGTTCTCTTCCGCATTGACGCCGCCCTCCGCCAAGCCTCCCGCCGTGGGGGTGAGGCATGAGCGGGGTGAAGCATGCGCTGCGAATCGAAGATGGCGCGAACAGCCACTTCTTTGACGGCCGCATTATGGATCAGGACGACGAGTGCTTGGCGTTCGTGGACATCCACCACCCCATGTCGCGCCTCTTCGCCGCCGCGCCAGACCTGTTCGAGGCTCTGCTGGAGGCGAAGGGCCTAGCCGACATGGCTGAGATGTATGACGGCCCCGGCGAGCCCTCTGACGACCAGAAGCAACTTATCGCCCTGCGCGCCAAGATCGACGCCGCCCTCTCCAAGGCTACCGCCCAACAGGAGGGTCGCTGAGATGGCTGCGAACTGGATCGACCGCGAAGAAGAAAGCATCGACCGCGACTACGAGGAAGGTCTGATCAGCTCTGCCGAAGCCGCTCAGGCGCGCCGTGACCTGGCCGACGAAATCCGCGCTCAGGCCGAAGAGGCTGCTGAGGAGGCCTATCGCAACTACATGGGGGATTGGTGATGACCGCCCCCGAAGTGCTGGAGCCGAGTGAGTTGCGGGTCGGTCAATGGCTCGTCTGGGATGCGTCAGGCTGGCACTCCAGCCCTCGCTACGAGGCAGCAGAGATCGTCAAGGTGACGGCCAAAACGGTCACCTATAAGGGCGTCTGGGGACGGGAAACCCGTAAGAATATTGACGGCTCAGAGGTCTGGTCTGGCCCCAAGGCCGAAGCCAAGGCGCTGGCCGAACGCCTCAACTCGTCATCGGGACTGATGAAGGATGAGCTGCGCCGGTCGCATGAGCGACACCGTGAGCGCGTTTCCAAACTCGTCCAAGCCGCCCGCCAATCCCGTGGGGGTGAGGGATGAGCGTTCTGACAAAAGCGGCCTATCATGGCACGCCCATCACGCCGAACGCGGTCCTTCAGGCGCTCGGCTTCCGCGACTACTGCGTTTCCTACTACCGCCCTGATCAGGTCGAGTGGATCGATGCCAACGCCCGGTCGTGGTTTGCGGACAACGGCATCTTCTCCGCTTGGATGAAGGGGACCGAGTTCAGCGACGCCTACTGGCAGACCTACTACGATTTCTGCCGCCGCTGGTGCTTGGACGGAAACTGCTCATGGGCTGTCATCCCTGACCCCATCGGCACCGGCACCCAAGAGCTGGACTACTTCATCCGCGAGTGGCCCGCTGACCTGCGCGACTATGGGGTGCCGGTCTACCACCTGGACGAGCCGATCCATCGGGCCGTGAACCTGCTGGAGCGCTTCGGTCGCCTGTGTGTCGGAGCGACCGGCGAATATCGCGAGATCCTGTCTGCACCGTTCTGCGAACGCATGGACGAACTGTTCAACACGATCTACGCGGCTTTCGGCACCATCCCGCCGATACACTTCTTCCGAGGCCTCCAACTCCTGAAACCGGGCTGCGATTGGCCGATCACATCGGCCGACAGCACGGACATCGCGCGCAACCATAACCGGCTCAAGCGGCTGGGCGAGCGGCACCTTTGGGCGGTCCAGCAGGCCGCCGGCCGCTGGGATGCTATGGCAGCCCGTCGCGACACCGCATGGCCGCCTGCGCGCCTGTCACAACGCCAGCTTTTCGAGGTGGCGGCATGAGCGGGGTGAAGCATACGCCTGGGCCGTGGCGCACGTCTGGAGTCTACATCGACAGCGACCACGGCACTGTCGGTCATGCCAACTTCTCGGACGACCTGACCGCAGGCTCACCAGCAGCCAACGCCCGCCTGATCGCCGCCGCGCCTGATCTTCTGGAGGCCGCGGAATGGGCCGACAAGGCGCTTGAGCGCTATGTCGATGCGCTTGGTCTGGATCAAACTGACGAAGCAGCCCTGATCGCTCTCTACAAGATCAAGGACGCCATCGCCCGCGCCCGTGGTGAGCAGGACGGTGGCGCATCATGATCGCCGCCCTCTATGTCGAGACGAACGGTGCCTATTATGGCCTGGATGGCGTGGACCCGTGGGACCAGTTGCGGGACGCTCGGCTCTATGACGGCCCCCACCCCGTCGTCGCGCATCCGCCCTGCCAGCGTTGGGGCAAGATGTGGTTCGGCCAGCCGCTGACGGTGAAGAAAACCGGACGCCGCAAGACCAAGGGTGCCGATGCCGGATGCTTCGCTGCCGCACTGACTGCCGTGCGCAACTTTGGCGGCGTTCTGGAGCATCCTTGGGGCTCTCATGCCTGGGCATGGTTCGGCCTGACGGTTCCTGACCGCAAGGGCGGCTGGGTCCGCGCTGATCAGCTCGGCGGCTGGACCTGCTGTGTCGAGCAGGGCCGTTATGGCCACTACGCCCGCAAGCCGACGCTCCTCTATGCCGTGGGTTGCGATCTGCCGGAACTGGCGTGGGGCCACAGTCCCATGAACCTGGACCCTGCCGTAGTCGAGCGCATGGGCCTCGAACGCGCCAAGCGACTGGGCGAGGTCGGTGCCCGTGGCGGTGGAACCGACAGCACCCCGCGCATCCACACCCCAGAACCCTTCCGCGACCTCCTGATCGGCATGGGCCGGTCGGTTCGTTGCGATGAACTTCCTCTTTTCAGGAGCGCAGCATGACCAGCTGGACCGACTACCAGGACGACATTTCCGACGCCATCAGCGACAGCGTGGACGTGGACTGGAGCGCCAGCGTTGGCGCCCGTGCCGTCGTCGCCTGGCTGAACGAGCACAGACCCCTCTCCGCCGCCCCCGCGCCGGAAGGCGGGGCGGTGAAGGGTCCGGGCGGGTATCTGGTCAAGGACTTCGCGGACGGCTGGTATTGGACCCCGAACGCGGCTCTCGACCACGCCAGCGGCGCGCCCGTTTGGTCGGTCGCAGACGGCCGATACGAAACTGATCTGCCCGCCCTCGCCACCCGCGAGGAAGCCCCGGCAGAGGCGGGGGAGGATGACGGCTTGTTCCTGCTGATGAAGCGGGACCTCTATTATCGCCCCAACGCGATGGGCTACACCGGGATCAAGGATCACGCTGGCCGCTACACCAAAGCCGAAGCGGAGAACCACGCGGACCCCATTTCTGGCGTCACGGCCATTGCTGCAATCGACGCGCCTGACTTCTCTCCCGCTTGCTTTGACGATCTGGCCCGCGCCCATCTGGTTGGAAAGCTAGAGCGGGCCACTCGCGAACTGTCCGCCCTCCGCGCCCCGCCGGTGGGTTGGCTGAGAGCGGTAGACGAGGAAATGGTCTGCGCGCATCTGGGGGTGGCTGACGCTGAAGACAGCTTCGAGACTGCCAAAAAGAAACTTGCCAGCCTAATCCAGTGGAACATCGCCGTAGCGACGGACCCAAGCGTTGGAGGCCACCCCGCCCCCGACGCGCTGCGGGTCGCCGTGGAGGCGTTGACCGAAATCCGCGACGGCATGGTGGCAGCCCGGAGAGACATCAGCGTCGATGACTGGATCGAGAAGGCCGACCAAGCCCTCGCCGCCCTGCAAGCCGAACAGAAAGGCGGTGCGTGGTGGCTGACCTGACTTACAGCTGCGGCACGTCCGAACAGTGCCACGACAGCCGCTTCGACTTCCCAAGGGGCCAGAAGACCTACGGGGGCAACTGGGGCCTGATCGCTGGCGAACTGGCAGAGGACTACAACGACAACCACGACGGCTGGGAAGCATCGTGGCCGTTGGAACTTCGCATCTACGGCGATGGCCAGGAGGTCGCCCGCTTCGAAGTCGAGAAGGAGATGGTTCCATCATTCTCGGCCTGGGAGATCACCCCCTCGGATAAGGAGGGCGGAAAGTGATCATCGAACTCGTAGACATCGAAGACGACGGCCCACTGAACGATCTTCTGGACGAAGGCTTCGGCGATAACGGCCCCACGCTCCTGACGCTCGGAAAGGCGATCCAGTGCTGGTCAATCACTAACCTGGACGCCCGCGTCCGCGAAGTCGGCTGGCGAAAGGCTGTTGGCCCGACGCTGGGCGAGACTGCGCTCGCCTTCGCTTTGCCGATCGAGCGCATCAAGGCCGCCGTCGAAAACCACTACTGGATGTTTCTGACCGGCGACGGCGCCGACGCTGACCTGGTCATCGAGCATGAGGGAGAATGACATGACCCACCCCCTCACCCCGCGCGAGAAGGTGGAACAGGCGGTTAAGGACGCCATCCGAGAAGACGCGAGTGTCGGCCTGCAAATGACGCTGACGCCCCGGTTTATGCGCGGCCTTGTGGATCGCGTATTGGCCGCAACGTCCGTTGTCGATCATGAAACTGGCTTAGTGAGCGACAAATCCGCCGCCCTCCGCGCCCAGCCGCCAGCCCGCGAGGAAGCCCCGGCGGGGGAGGCCATGGACGCCGGTTTCGAGGCGTGGCTGAACGAGCGAAATCTGTTGCCGCACGGCGCATGGGACTGGCCGTCAATCGTCGCCATGCTCAACCACCACGAAGATGCCCTCCGCGCCCGTTCGTCTGCGCCGGAAGCGCTAGGAAACCTGCTGGCAGTCATTCACGGCGACGGCGGACACAGGGCACTGGAAGTCGGAACCAAGCAGGCTGCGCTTGAGGCTGAAAAGATCGTTGCTGGTTTATTTGCCGCCCCGAGCGCCGACAAGCTGCGGGAACTTGTGGGTGCATCTGAGGATATTCTTTCGGCTTTGTCCAAGCTGTCAGTAGCGGGCAAGCCTATTGCTTCACTCGACACGAAGCTTCGAGACGCCATCAATACCCTGGTCCCGGCCCTCGCCGCCCTGCAAGCCGAACAGAAAGGCGGTGCGTGATGGAATGCTTGTTCTGCCGGAGGGGCGTGAAACAGGGCGTGTCGCTGTTTAGAGTGAACGCAAAAGGGCGGCCTGGGATTTGGGCCTGTAGTCGTCATGTCGGGCAAACTGATGCCTCGATCTCACCCGACGTTAAGGCTGTAGTTTCAGCCCTATCTACCCCCTCGGATAAGGAGGGCGGGGAGTGAGCGCGGAACGCACAGAGCGCGAACAGTGGGAAGAGAGTGCAGCCCTGCAGTTCGAGAAGAACGCCGAATACCTTCAAGAGTGCATCGCGGGATGGATCAAGCGTGGCGACCGAACCGACGTGGTTGGCTTCGAAATGGCTGCGCGCATCGCCGTCAAGGTTGAGACATGGCGCGAGGCCGCAAGGGCCATGCGTCAGCCTCACCTCCTACGGCTTGAACTGGAGCAACCCCAATGACCCACCCCCTCACCCCGCGCGAGAAGGTGGAACTGAAGCCATGCCCGTTCTGTGGCGGCGAGGCGGTTGCTGGCTCCAACTTCGATAACGACCACTACGTCATGTGCGGCGCGGACTGCGACAAATGCGGCGGCATGGT